GTTACTGTTTGCTCCCCAAGTACCTGTGTTTACTTGTTTTGCCGATAAAGGCGGAAGACTTGATTGTGGACTCTGATGAGGTTGTCCACTTGCTGGGATAAATGCCATTTGTTTTAGGTGGCGTGTGGTCTGGCTTATCGATTGTCAACCCCCTTAGAAGTGATTGTCAACCAGATTGTAAACTGACCTTTGACGCTACAAATTAGGCTAATAATGAAACTAAACTCCAGCGATACCTGTTAGAACTCCGTTTCGGAATGGTGCTGTACAAATGAGCTGACCACCCAAGATCATGAAGCCGTTAACTGTTCCCTGGTTGTATGATCTGATCATACCTGTCCAAGAGAAAGCATCACCTGGTGCGTATATTGAATCTTCGTATACGTTACCCTTGATGTCCTTAGCTTTTGGACTTACTCTGTTACCCTCATACCACTTAAGTCCGTACCAATGTAGGGTCTGACCTAGGTTAAGCATATAGAAGTATCCAGTAGTAATTTTCTTATCTCTTGAAATGATCATTCCATCCCATCGCTGTTCACTGTATCCAGATGTCTGAGATACTGTTCGATTAGCTGGTGAGAAGTCTTGATTGTTTCTCTGGTAAGAAGTCTGTAGTTGCTCGAAGTATCCCCAAGTAGTGTAATCTGTGACGATAAAGTCTGGGATTACAGGACCATCAGAGATAGCATTCCAAAGTGTTCGAACTTTCACGAGTGAAATTGTTCCACCTGATGCTGTTACTGTTGAGTTAAGACCTGTGTAAGATGCACGAGAAAGTCCTCCGTATGTTGAAGCTACTGTTCCGTTATCCACTGTGTTTGCTAGACCACTTGGAGCTTTACCTCCGAATGATGTTCCATCTCCTTGTAGGAAGTTACCTACGTCATCAGCTGCATCTTGTGATCTTGACTCCATTGTAGTTTTCATCAAGTTCAAAGTCTGCATAGGTGTCTCGTTAATAGACAAGTCTGATCCTGCAAGAGCTACGTTTGTAGCTACGAATGTAGGGTAGAAAGTCATGTTAACAGAAACTGGTTGCTGTGTGATTGGCAATAGATCGAATCCATTGAAAGCCACTGAAGCAACTCCTTTCTGATATTTGATAGGGAATAGCATTTGAGCACCATTCCACTTCTTTGTTTTTTGCATTATCTTTCCAAAGAAGTAGTTGTCTCGCAATACCTGGTCAACCCAAAAAGGTGCTAGGTACTGGTTTGTTGTTGTTGTTACGTTTACGCCTGGAGGCATGGTTGTGAATTCAGTTCCTTACAGGGGGGTTGTTAAGTTAATAAATCCCTTTCGAAACCGAAGAATTAAATGATTCCGTTGTCTCTTAACCATCGTTCATTGGAGTCTGCTGCAACATCTGTTGTAGGTGATGCACCAGTTCTGGTCATTGAACGGCTAGCTAAGTCTTTTGCTCTGCTGTTTATTGGTGTTCTGTCTCTCCTTGCTTGAAGCTCTTCCCATACGGCATGGTGGTCTGCGTATTCTATTACGTTCCCATCTCTGTCTTTCGGTGATAGCTTCTCAAGTAAGGTAAAGAATCCTTTCTGAGTACTTGCATCCATTGAGACTCCGTATTCATCTTCAATATCTTCTACCATTGAGTCGAGTTCTTTTTCCTCTTTTGCTAACTCATTTTTCTGATTTTGTTGCTCTTCTTGGTAAGCCTTGATCGCTTTCTCAGTCGCTGTTTTTTCAACTTCTTGGAATGCTTTCTTTAGTAGTTCAGTTGCTTCAGCAGTTTCAGGTGTACTTGTGCCGTAGATTCTTTCTACTGACTTCATGTAGTCTGACTCTGATGATTCACTTCTAAACTTCTGTGCTTCTGTGATAGCTTCTAATCTAGCGGCTAAAGCTATTGAAGTTTCACGTTCTGCTTGAAGTTTTGTCCTCAAGCGTTTCTCTGTACGATTCTTTGGTATCTCCTCCTCACTCTCTGTTGGCTTTTCAGCTTCTTGAGGCTCTAGTGGTTGATCAAAGACATCGTTGTTAGTCTGCAAATCTTTCAAAAATTCATCTTGTTCCATATGTTTTGCCCTTATCCAGGGTAATTATTTTTTAATATCCAAGCTTTTTTTGGAATGGGTTTAACTTTACAACCCAAAAGGAAAACACCTCTATTTTTTCTTCTTCTTATCTAACGCTATCTTCTTAGCGTATGGATGTGGAGCACCCTCTGGCTTAAGTTTCTTTCCCTTAGCATACGGATGTGATGCTGCATGAGGATTTTCCTTGTGGTACTCATCCATTTTATCCTTTAAGAAGTGTGATATGTGTTTCATGTTAGTTTTGTTTACCTGATCCATTACATACTCCACAGACCTCTGATCCTACCCATTCAGGTCGTGCTAGTCCTATTCCTTTGCAAGCTGGACAGTCTAGGTTAAGCGATACTTTGACTGGGACTTCTACCACCTTTACTTTCTTAGGTTCTTTTGGAGCTACAGATTTCACTAGCTTTGGAGCTTTTTTGACTACTTTCTTTTCTTTTTTTACTACTTTTTTCATGTGTTGTGTATATTATCTAAACTATACCATGTTATGTCAACTTGTTGATAACTAATCATTCCAAGCTCTACCAAATCTATCTTGGTGATCTCTCTTTTCTTTCTCTGTGGTATCAGAGCCAAATGTTCCAGCTTTGAATCTGGAGTCCTTTGTCCCATGACTAACAGCTACCTTGTTCCACCCTTTCATTTTCTCCTTTTGTTCTTTTCTACTGAGATACCTGACTCCATTTGGAGACACGTAGTGACCACTGTCTTTTCTTACTTTCTTCTTTAGTGCGTTTGCTTTGTGTGTCATGTTATTGTTTCTTATTTTGTAGTGCTTTTGATTTAGCTGTTACCTTGTCTTTTATCATACGAGATGCCCACTTACGATCTATTTCCTTTAGTTTGTGCCGTATTTTACTTTTAGTAATAGCATCTCTCTTAAGGTGAGCAAACTTATCTCTTCCTATTCCATGTTCTTCTTCAAATGACATATATTTAGCTGTTAAGTGGCACGTTTGATAAAGCTGCACTCGATGGTGGCAAAGTTATTCCCTGTTCTGGTTCTGTGATGGCTTCTGGAGGGGTATTTTGGGCTACTGCTGCTGTTTTCATGCCTGCACCCTGTGCTTGGGCTTGCATATCTGCCATCTGGTTCTGTTGCTGTTGTGCTTGTAGCTTCTGTGCATACTCTGGGAAGTTCAATTGGAAGTAACCCATAGGATCTATTTTCCACATTACCCCATCTGCTGCTGACTCTTCTACGTCTGGGAAGTTCACCATTTTTAGGAGTGTTTTTGGTCCGATTGCTCCCTTATCAAACAGAGCTTGAGCAAGGTTCATGTTTGTTACCTCATCCTTTGGTTTCATTGAGTCTGGTGATACAGACACTATGAGCTGTACATCCATATCAGAGCTTGTAAGAGTGACGTACTCTACAGCTTTGGCGTTACCCATGATCGCTGCGAAGTGTTTCTCATCGTAAAATACATAGTAGAGCTGTACGAGCCAATTAAAGACATTGTCTGCTACTTGTTCTATTGCAGAGCCAATTCCACCACCTATTCGTGATGTGTCGTGTGACTGGTTTAGTATCATTCCACGAGCTGTCTGATCCTCTTCGTTTGGTTGTGCTGTGATACCTTGAATACCCCATGACATTCTGAGGTCGCTTTTAGCTATTTCTAGGTTAGTGAAGAAGTCGTTTGGTAGTTGCTGTGCAGGTAGTGGCATGATCGCCTTGTCGATTGGACCTCCTGACGGGATGAGAATAGGATTTCCTTTTCGTCTAGCGTTTGCTGCTTGCTTGCCTGTCTCCTGGTTGAAGTTATCTTCTGAGAAAGCGTATGAGTTGTTTGAGCTTGATGCGTTGAAGTCTATTTGCTCTGTCTGTCGTGTGATTCTGTTCTGGTTAGGAATGTTCTGCTCCATGAGGGAGGTTATGTCGTGTGGTTGTTCCTGTAGAGAGAATACTGAGAGGAAGATACCTGGTTTCTTTGGGTATGCAAAATGGTTCTTCGGCTTAGTCATCTGTGGCTCGCCTGTGATTTGGTCTTTTATAGCTATGCCTTGCAGATCTAGTATTGGCTCTGGGTATTTGAAGTATTGGTTTTTGTGCTTATCAAGGACTTTGTCTTTGAATGTATAGAAGCAGTACTCATCTGATGCCCACCACTCTGTGTAGACCACTTGAGTACCTAGTTTTCCATCTACCATTGTAGAGATGTATGTTTTGTGCTTAGGGAACATCTCAATCAGCTTCTCTGCTACAACTTTCTTTCTCTTTCCGTACCATGAAGAGAAGTCTCCATATGCATCTACGAATCCCTCTGGATCAAAGACATAGTCTTGGATCTTATCGTTATCTATTGCTACGTCTTTTATTCTTTCATTCCATCCTGGTTGTAGTACACCTAATAGGTTCATTGACCATTGTCGTACTGCCATACCTAGCTTTCTTCGGATTACTAACTGATCAGCATGAAACTGAAGCATAGTCTTGACAGAGTTAGCTATTTCGTTGCCCTCTGGGGTGTTGTTGGCATAGACAACAGGCTCTGGGTTCTTTGCCAGAGCTGCTGCTAGGAATGTTTCTGTTGCTTCGAACTGAATGTTTGCTGCTATAGGTAGCTCGTTATCGTATATCCAAGCACCATCTGGTTTCTTTCCCTCGTATGATTTACGGATTTTGTCTACTCTCGGCTTTAGTTTCCCCTCGTAAGGGGCATACTTCTTTTCAAAGGAGTCTCTGAGGTCTAACAGTTCCTCATCTGTCATGTCGATATCTAGTACATCTATTTTCTCACTTACTGCTCCCTCTGCTGAAAAACCTGTACTACCTGGTACTTTGTTTATAGGGTTTCCGATGAGGTCTGCAACGCCTGCAACATTCAGCGAGAAAGGATTGGATTTGTCCATATTGATATAATTATATTATTGTTGTGTATAAACTTGCAATGTTGATAACTCTCTAGCCATCCCATTGATTGCTTGCATTGAAGTCTCCTGCTCTCACGAAACTCGCTACACCCTCTGCTTCCACTACTTGTCCTTTTGGTAGTCTGTCGAATACATTTTCTTCTACAATCTTTGCTAATCCACCTCCGAATCTCTGTAATCCAACTATTGCGTATAGTGTAGCATGGCAGTAGTGGTCTGCTCCATTTCTCTTCCACACATATTCGTTTCCGTACAACTCCTTGTTATCTTTGTCTTTCACTTCTTTCACAGCTACTTTTTCTCGGTAGATGTTTCCGTAGTGTGATGCATACTCTTCCCATTCTTCTTTTGTTCCGTTGATTCTGACTCTGCCTATGTCACGCATTTGCTCTACCACAAGAGTCATCATTCTGTTTCTATCGACAGTTACTTTTCCATACTCTTCATCCTCACCCCATTTAACAAGGTCTACACTTTTTCTATCTCGTCTGTAGAACACGAGGAATACTCTACCTGGGAACTCTGCCTGTAGCTTTCTTATTCCTATTAAGTCTCCACCTTGATCGGCTACTACGATTGATTTACCCCATCGTCTGAGGAATGATCTGAGTGTGTCATATGGGTCTTTGCTTGCTGTGATTTCTGTTTCGTTTCCATAGTAGAACATCCCTTGCTTGTTCATCACAGTGAAGTGAATAC